ACCGCTATGTCAGCAGCTAACCCACTGCTATGCATTCCCGGACCATTGGCCTTAGATCGCTCTATAGAGTGCTCTGGGGACCTATATCCGCTGGTGATCTTAAAAGGGAATCCGCACGCCTCTCGCAAGTGGTCAAGCTTTAGCAGGAAAGACTCCTGCATCTCATTCTCGCCAGTCTCTTGGCAATCAAACTCATCCACCGAAAAGTATTTTAAATCCACTAGAACGTCCCCTTCCAGACCCTAAACTTGTCAAACTCACCAGAGAGCATTTTCTTCCGTATGATCTCCTTCCGGGCATCGGTGTCATCAAGGGCCACGCCTGCCTCTTTCATCCATTCCGTCACCATAAACATGGGTATCCTGCCAACCAGACGATTCTCCCCGGTTACCCCGGCACCAGAGTCACGGATGATCTTGCTCTGCTCCAATACTGGAGTGGTGTCATATTGACGCTGCACGGTAAAGTGCCTTCCGTCAGTGTCGTAATGGACCTTCTCTTTAAACTTGTCTTTCATTGTTGTCTCCACATAAAAAAAGGAGGGCCGGAGCCCCCCTTAATTTTAACTTACTCTACTAAATTAGCTAGTAGTAAGGTCAGCTACGATACCGCTTGCCTTCTCATTCTTAGAGCACAAAGTCAGCTCAGTAAGAATTTGACGCATGGTAGAGTCACCAGTCTTGGCCAGAGCAACGCTCTTGGTTGGACGGAGAACAGCTACGTTGAACATATCGTTCTGCAGGATGTAAACATCGCGTGAACGGTTCTCACGGCTAGGCATAAACTCTACGGTACCCCAAGGAGTAACGTAAACGTCCAGAGACTTAACCACTTTGCTGTCGCCAGCCTGAACAGTTGAACGCTGGTTGTTGTTACCAGTAAAGCCAAGGGCCTTGTTCATCTGGAAAGGAGACAGGTAAACACGGTCAGGATCGCCGCCGTTAGTCCAGATAGACTCCATTACACTGTCAAACTTAGTCTGATCGAATACACGCTGAGTGCCGTCAGTACGCTTGTCGGTGCCATCTCCAGCAGGAGCAGCGCCACCAGTGCCTTTTGACTCGTTAGACTTGATCCAAGAACCTAGACCGGCCAGTTTACGGGCAACAGTAGCAGAGCCTGCAACGCGCTCTTGGTTCTCAAACAGAGCCTTCTCAATATCGAGCTTCTGCTCACGCGCTTCTTTAAGCATCTGGTAAGCCATTTCCTGCTTACGGCCTGCTTTCTCAACGCCTTCTTCAGTGTCAGCAATTACTACTGCGTTCTTGAAGATCTGCGTGTAGTTGCCCAAACGGACAGTAGGAGTCACTGCACCAGCAGAAGTATCACCGCCTTCAATGTGAGCATTTACCGCTGAATTTCTCAGGGTATCTGTCTGCCACTCGTGCAGAGTGTTAGTTGCTTTGGTCTTCTTGCAAGCAGTGTACAGGGGAGTGTCATCAGGGGTCACGGAGTAGATCACGTTGCTTAGGTCTTCTCGGATGCCCACCGCATCGTAAGTATCGAAAGTATTAGTTGGTTGTGCCATTTTAAAATTCCTTAATCAATTAATAAAGCTATGGCGTCCTCTACGGAGCCAGTGCGGTTCAAAGTTTCTCTTTGCTTTTTGCGCAAGGTTTTATTGCTTGAGGTTTTCTTGGCGCCAGCTTTCACGGGCCGCTTTCTGCGGTTTGCCGGGTCAGCCTTTACCTCTGCAGCTTTCTTACCACTCATCAGCTCTTGATATTTCATGGCATCGTGAAGCACCCGGATAGCCCGGTGATCCATAACCTGTCCTATCTCCGCTGGCTCATAGCCATACACGGACGAACCAACAGTCATCAACTTCTCCCGGATCGCGCCAGCTTTTTCACCATCAGCAAAATCTGGTATTACCTTCTGCAAGGTAGCCAGTTCGTGCTGAACGTAAGCCTGCTGTGCGGCCTGAGTTGCCTCTGATTGCTGTTGAGAAACAGCCTGCATTTGTTGCATCTGGGTGTTGTAGCCTGCCAGTTGCTCGTCATATTTCAGCTTAGCATCCATATAACCAATGGGGTCTGTCTCAAAAAGCTCTCGAGAGGGCTCTACCGGGGCAGTCTGTATCTGACCGCTTTGAGCTTGTGCATATACCTCTGCAATTTGCCTGCGCTCATGCAATAGGGCGTTGTAGACATCTTCAGTTGCCTTTCTGGCATCCGAGACCTCTTGCATACCCTTTTGGATGTACTTTTGACCACTGTATCCTCGCTTTAAATCGTCAAGGGTTACAGCCTCGCTCTTGCCGTCAACTTTGACGGTGAACATTTGCTGCTCTTGTTCGGTTTCCGCTTCTTCAGTGTCTTGCTCATCCTCATCGGAGTCTCCTACCTCCTCATCGTCATCTTCGGGCTCGTCTCCCTCTGACTCCGGTTGCTGCTCCTCCACATCCTCTGATTCTTCTTCAACTTCTTCCGGGGTTTCTGGTTCAAGGAGAGACTCGACAGCCTCCTCTGAGATAGAATCCGTTTCAGTTGTAGCGCCCTCTTCTGGCTGTAACATTGCTGCAATGGCTCCCTCAATAGAGCCGTCTGTACTACCTAAAGTTTCAGTCGTTTCCACGGTACTAATCCTTATGCTTTTTGTCGAAAATCGCCTCGTCTGTAAACACAGTGTTGAATTGAGCTTCGATCAAGTTAAGCGCCCTGATTATATCATGCGCGTCTTTAATAGTCTCCACTTGAGACTGGCTGTTCAGGAACACGCTGGTCTGCGCATCCCGAATGCTTTGCAAGACTTCCTGAAAGGTGTCATCTCGCCATAGGTTTTTGGCCAGTGCGGCCTTATCCTTTATGTTCAAAATCTTCCGCCCGTTACAGCTTGGACGGGGGTGCTATCTGGGTATCTAGGGGCTGCCTGCTCCGCCTTAATTCTTGCGGTGTCTACTGCAGTGCCGTACTTGCCCAAGATCTCTGCAGCGTCTACTAACAGGTCCTGATCCATTTGGTCACGATCCCGGTCATCTGCCGCTATGGCCTTCTGTGCGTCTATCTGGAGCTTAGCCATGTCAGAGGTAGCCTTAGCCTGTGCCTTGATCTGCTCGGCCTGTACATACGCCTCTGGCTGCGTCAGGGCCTGCTGCTGTTGTGCTGCCTGCTGCTGCTGTTGCTGCAGAATCATCTGCTCCTGCTCGATACTCATTGGCAGGAAGTAGCGCTCAGTATTAGACAGGCCATTCATAGCCAGCATATCTCCAAGGGTGTTGCGGATCTGGGTCATGCCCACAATGCCGTTCTGGGGTCCGTATGCTTGGAAGACCTGCATTTGGATCTGTAGCGCTTGCTGTAGGGCTGCCTGCTTCTGATCCTCTTGGCCCGTTCCCAGACCAACATTCACAGCAACGTCCATAGATCTATTCCATGACCGGGGATCGACTGGCTCATACTGACCGCCAGAGACTCGCATCATGGTAGCCTCGTCGCAGTTTTCCACGGTGAGCTTCAGGAGCAGTTTAAACAGTTGGGTCATACCACCTTGGCCAAGGTTTCTGGCCATGATCTCAATCTGCTGGGCAGCACCCTGCATTGTGGCATTCACTGCAGTAGCCGTTCTGGCCTGCAACGCTTCCGGGTTCAACCCCAGACTTGCCTTAGAGATTCCAACCTTGTTCTCGATCTCCTGATCGTAATACTGGATAGCAGACAGTGTCTGTCCAGCAACAAATGGAACGGTCTGGGCCGTAATGGCGCCAGCCTGCTTGGTTCTGATAATCCCGCCAATCTCGTTATTGAGCAGGTCATCGACATTCACCATGCCATCGACAATCTCGGTCCGGGGGTTGTTGGTCAGGGCAATGTTATCTAGCACGCCTCTAAGCAACGCTGTGGCGCTGTCTTGGTCATTAATGATTAGGTCAGCCACTGAGGTGCCATAGAACGTATGGGGCTCAGGATCGACCTCAAACACGGCAAACGGCATATGGCCCCACTCTTCGTAGGACAATAGCTTGTAGTTGTCTCCACCCATTGTCAGCTTGTACTGCTGCGCGATCCCAGTGCCGTCCACATCAATCTTCATGTACAGCTCGGTGATCAATACGTTGCGCATAGACGGGTCTTCACTCTCTGACTCGTTATATTGATCTAGGTAGCCAGTGCGCTCAAAGTCCTCCATGTCAGACACGGTGCTGTCAGTGCCTGAGTCAGCCAGCTCGCTCACCTCGTCAAAGTCGTAGCCCATCTCTACTAGCTCGCCAACCCGGACATCGGTCCTGTGAGCAACGGCATATGCGTCCTCTAGGCTTCTGGCGTTGGAGTCTACAAAAAACTCTTCCGGTGGTACGCTCTCCATCTTGAGATCGCCCATCTCCTTGGTGCGCATAATCTTGAGATCATGCCGGGGAGACTCAATCTCTAGGCCAGATGGGTCCAGCTCGATATTAATCTTGGTGGTGTGCTCAATTACCTCAACACCCTCATCGTTAACAATGGCAGTAAACTCCATGTCATTGAGGTTGTCGAAAGTGTAGGTCTCAGCATCATAGCTGGTGTCCCAGTATGCCTTAACAATGCCGTTCTTTTTTAGCAGGGCATCGTGAAAAGCATCATAGATAACACTGTAGCCGTTCAGCTCATTAAACTTGTAGTTGATGTACTTGGTTGCCTGCTCTGCAAACTTTACATCTTCCGGTCCACGGGGAACATATTCCACCGCCCGGTCAGTCTGCAAAAATACCCGCATCAGGCTGGGCTTGATAGATCGTATGGCATCACGCACCTTGGTGGCAACAACAGAGGATCTGCCCTCTTCCTGACCAATGTCTACATGGCCATCGTAGTATCGCTGAGACTTCAGTCGATCAAATGCGATCTCTGACTCTACAAAGTCAACACAGTCCTCGATAGCGTTCTGCGCAATGCCCTCAATCTCATCTCTGTCTAATGGTTTTAGTTCCATTTATTGTAGCCTCTGTTCTTTATCTTCAAGCAGTCCTGCCTGATACAGTGCATTATATACCTCTGGGGTGCGATACGGGGCTGTGATTTGTGCGGCTTTATTGCCTCCAAACTGCTGAAGACCTCCCATCGCCTTGCCTAAAGCGTGTGAAACCTCGCCAGCCACTCTGGGAGAAGATGCCGCACCCATCAACACTGCTTGCGGCAATTGTCCTGTAAGCGCCATGCTTGATGTTAGCGCTGGCTGAGTAGCAGACTGCAATCCCCTCGGCATCACTGTAGACATTGTTTGCCCAGCAACGGCAGGCATTATTTGTCCGCCAGACGCCTCATCGAGAATCTGGCCAAGGCGCAAGCGCTCTCCATAGTTAGTGTTTACGTTGTTGCGCATCAAAGACGTTAGCTTTCGCAAGGCCGTATCAGCAGAAGCCTTGTTACCCAGACTGAGCGCCCTTTCCATTTCTCTTAATAAATCCGCAGACTTTGAATAATTATCCATAGCCTTGGCATAGTCAGGAGCCTGCTGCGCTACAGAATTTTTAATAGAGTCATATACCTGTTTGACAGCGGCATAGGCGGTCCTGTTTTCCACTGGTAACCCATCTAGAATTTCACCAACAGATTGCTTGAGTTGATCTAACCCTTCTGGCGTGTGAAATTGCTCTGGGTCAAGCTGTCTCCACTGCTGAACCTTATCGTCTACAGCCTGCAATGCTTTTGCTACAGACTCGTTTTTAATTTGGCCCTTATATGCAGCAAACTTGTTAAACGAATCGCTGAGCGCATTAACTGTGTCATCAAAACTTAGCACTGTTTTGTCTTTCGATACGCCTGCCATGTTTTGTCTGTAGGTTTGTGACGCTTGAGCTCTAATGCTTGCCAGAGCCGCACGGGCCGTGTCAACAATATCGGTAGGGTTAGCTGTGCCGCGCATAGAAGATGTAAACAAAGCGCTCGCCTCACCTCCTTCCTGCCCTGCTCTAAACGCCTGCTTAATCGGTTCAGGCCCAACGCCAGTAAGCCCGCCAGAAAGTCCTGTAACAGCGCTGGCTGCCACAGGGGCGATTGTTCGAGTAGTAGCTGATAGAGGCTCAATTGCCGCCCCTACACTAGACATTTTTTCTCCAACTTTAGACAATGCTGGAACCTTTGATGCAATTGCTCCCCCTCCAGTAAGCAGGGTTGCCGCGTCAGCTAGTATTGCGGCAGGATCTTCTGCTACAGCCTTCTTAAATCCCTCCTCGCTGCCGTACTGTCGAACATAGTGCTGTGCTACTGCGGCATACACCTCATCACCGCGCTCGTCCCTCCCAAGGGCGTCCACTACACTGTCAGGCACTACTTTTTGCACTATACCGCGGGCTATTTTTTGCAGCCCAGTAAGGGTATCTATTGGGCTGGCCACGGCCTCTACCAAGCCTTCTCCAAGGTTATAAACAGATCCCGGAAAACTAGCCACTCCTGACATCAAGGCCTGTGGCCAAGTTCTTTCTGGCTCTACCTTAGCATCGGGGGTGACTGCCGGTACTGGCTGGCTCGATCGCTGAACCTCCAGCGCCTTCAGGTAAGCATCTTGATCTGAGAGCCTAACGTCAGAGGGAACGATAACCGTCTCGCCATTAATAATTACATCGTACTCATATGCCATTATGGAACAATCCTTTCTGTTACTTGTGTAGATCCGCTGCGCATTGCGCTAAGGGCTTGAGATGCTGCGTATTTTTTAGCCTCGGCTTTATCCACTAAAACTCTGAGCTCATCTCTCGCCTCTCTCATAGCCGCAATATAATCATCGTCACTTAACGTAAAGGCCGCTAATCGGTCAATTGCCGCTTGGGCAGCCGCACCTTCTCTTTCAGTAATCTGTCCACCGCCTTTCAACTGCTCAAATGCTCGCAAAAACGATTTTGCAGATAAATTTTTGGCAAGGGATTCACCAAGCACCTGATTAGGCGTGACAGCAGGCAACCTGCCCTGTATTGGCCCAACGTAGGCTTTAACTGCGGCAAGGCTTTGCGGGTCATCTAAGATGCGATTTATAGCGTCAAATTGATTTCCTAACACATCAACAGTCTTCTGAGCGCTTCGCTCATCATCAATGAGGTTTTCAATTTCTACAGCCCCAAACTTTTTCTCGCCTGCTACTGCACCAACATTTTTAGGGATGCTGCCTACAATTACGCCCTGATCATTCATCAACCCAGTTGAGGTTCCCATATCCACTTCGGTTAAGCCTGCTGAGACCGTTGCACCTTCTGGCAAATTAATTGGCTTTATGTTTCCGTAATTAGACGTTACATAGGGTATTACTTGGCCCCCTTCAGTATAGGTTCGCACAGTAGTACCAAAGGTTTCAGCGCCCTTTTGCCCTGCAATTGGCTTAATCTCGCCAGTAACAGTATTTACTGAGTACAAACTTTCGTCAATGAAGCCTTCCCGTCCTTTTTCTGCAAGTTGAGCGCCTGTCATTGTCACAAAGGTATCTTTGGGAGCTCGCAACGTAGATGTAACGTATGCTTGATAAATAGCGCTTGCGTTATCTGGGTTTGCCTCAATCATATCCGCCACTTGCCGGGCTGTCGGATCATCAGATCGTCGCAGCGCCTCTACGGTCTGATTAGCTTGATTCCTCACAGTTCGCAGAGCCATCAGGTCACTAGCACGCTTCTGTAGCTGCGCATTAGGGTTAAGGGTCATCTGGTTAAATGCAGCAGCCAAGCCAGCCATAGTGGCCGGGTCCTTTAGGCCGGTTCTTATCCGGTCCATCATTCCCGGCTTCTCAGCAGGGGGCGGGGGAGGAATTACAGGCTGGGTTGTCATCATAGGCTGTGGAGCACTTACAGCCCCTGATCCCATAGGGGATTGACCGCCAACATTGATCCCCTGCATTAGACCTTCTGCAGATACCGGGACAGAGTTCTGAGCATTTTGAGCACGCTTCTGTCTTTCAAGCGCAATCATTGTCTCTACATCGAAAATACCGTTAGCCATTAGTGCCTCACATTCTACCCATTGATCGGGCTCTTTTGATTAGTTCCATCAGGCCCATATTATTACCAGCGGCAGTCAAAGCCTGAACCTGTGGGTCCTGTATTGCTGGCCGTCCCGACCCTCGCAGAAGCTCTAGCGATGGAACGTCTGTAATCCCAAGACCGGGCATGGCTGCCATGTTGGCGTTAAACTTGTCCAAGTCAAAGCTCATCCCACCTTGACCCATGTTCTCCTGCACAGCACGCAGCCCTTCCGGGGACGTTGCCAGATCATTTATGGTGGATGCAATGTTGTCTATGCCGCCACCGGGGGTGGTGTTAGACATTGTTGCGTTGATCTCTAGGTTTTCGATAGGTGCTGCAGGATTCATTCCAGACATTGCAGCCGGGTCTATCATATTGCCGCTTTCCATGATCTTGCGCAGCATATCTTCTTTGGTCATATTCATTATTGAAACGCTCCATATGCGCTTGCACCTAGTGATAGGTAGTCAAACAGACCGGGCTGGCTGGTAGTGGTTTGCGACTGCGGTATTGGAGACGATCCCAGCGCGTTAGACACATATGAGATGGTTGATGCTGGTGCTCCGGTATACCCGGCAAATTGTCCTTTCGCCGCATCAATTAGCTGCTGATTCATCAGTTGCTGGATGTTGCCCTGATTCATTAAGTTCTCATTAACGATTTGACCCATACCAAAGCCAAGGTTGCCAATGTCAGCAAACGTCTTGGCGCCAGCCAACTGCAAGCCTGCCGCATCAAAACCAGCACCCTGATTTGCTAGGTCCGCCTTCATGGTGTTAGCAATATCTGCCAAAGCCATCGTTTGGGCGTTTTCAAACCCACCACTGCGCAACGCTCCGACTGTGGAGCCTAGCTTATCGTAAAAACTGCGGTTTGATTCTGACTCGGCAATACCGTGACGCGACCCACCAAACGCACCTGCTGCTCCCATTTGGGCGCCTGTTAGCATTTGCTGTTGCGTGAGAGCCCTTTGCATATCCTCCATGGTCTGATTGACCACCTGATTCTCAAAGGGGTTGGTATATGCACTTAAATCTGTGCCTGCCACCGTGCCAGCACTGATCATCTCTGGAGTATAGTTTCCTGCTGCCGCTGCTCCTGCCATGCCGCCTGTAATCCCAGACATAGCAAGCTCATTTATGTTGGCCCCGGCTGCTGGAGCTGGAATAGCACCTGTAGCTGCTGGAGCTGGAATAGCACCTGTAGCTGCTGGAGGTACTGTAGCCCCCGGGGTTGCTGCGGCACCCGGAGCTGGAGCTGCTGGATTTGCTAAAGCAGGCACAGCAGGCCTGAAGGTCGGCATATTACCGCCCGGCATCGGTGCCAGTGTAGTTGATGAAGTTGCATATGGATTTGCGCTGCCAGCGCCTCCACCTTGATTCGCTGCGTAACCCATTAGCTGAACCTCCCGCCATTAAGTGGTGGCCTGCCAGTAGCAGCCGAGTTAGTAGCTCCCGGCACTGGGTTGCCAAATAGAGAATCATATATTGCCTGCTGCTCTGGATTTCGAGCCGCCAGCTCTTTCTGAGCAGCCTCAAACATTGGAAAGGATGAGTACCCCATCATTCCGCCACCAAAATCCGTAGGCGTAGGCATACCCTCCGCTGCTGAAGCTGGTGCTCCTAAGCCAAAAGCGCTGGCCGCATCTATTGTGTTTTGCATTGCTCCCAACTGGGTTGCGTTTAACGCCGCAAGGTCTGGGCCCATGTATGGTTGATACCCAATCTGCTGAGCAGTCTCTGCCCGTAATAGGTTTCTGATTGTGGGCTCTTTTGCCCAATCTGGAATGCTTGCTTCTGTTGTTTGGCTTCCGCCTTTGCCACCACTCATCTTATAGCTCCTTAGCTAATGTGGTGAACGACTCAGTCCACCCTTCGTTTTTTAAGACTCTAGACCAGCCTTTGCGGCCAGCTATCGACATTCCGTCACAGCCCTGCGCCTTTGCAAAATGCGCTGCTGAGTCATTCATATCTACTATCTGATCCATCTCGCCCCCGGCCAAAAAAACGTGGAATATTTTTTTTCTCGGAAACACAATAATTTCTGTAATTGCGCAGCCTTTTTCAGCAGGCCAAAACTGGTATCTCAAGGAGTGAATGCCTTCAACAATGTCGCTCCACTCATGTGTGCCTCCAGAATACTCTAGGGCGGCCTCAATCCAATCCTTACAGCGTTCCAGCTCTTCATTGATACTTGCGGCCATTCTTTAATCCTGTGTCTTATATGGGCTGATTATACCATTATTGGCGTGATCGCGTGATACTGATTCTAGCCGCCTCAGACGCTGGTGCAAAAGCAGTTGCAGCAGAGGCATCGAGCCAAAGGGCAACGTCATCCACCGCGTAGTTAAACTGTATGTAATCGCCTGCGTTCAAGCTTATCTGGTCTGTTACGGCAAGCAGGGCAAAGGCGTTATTGTTGTGCACTGTCAGGCGCTCAGAGTGGTCTACGTTGCTGCCATTTACGGATAGCCAGTAGTACACCGTTTTGCTGGCTGCGCTGCTGCTTTTAATCTGTATGTGCCCGGTAATGCTATAAACCCCAGCCTCAACAAAGTCTATCCGGGTGTTATCGGATGCGTTAACAGAGATGCCTCCATTGGTGGTGCTGGAGTTAAATGGTATCTGGTACGCAGTGTTGGCAGCGGTAGCAACTTGGCTAGTAGTGCAGGCTATCTCTCCATACCCGTCAGCTAAGACAATTTGGCGCCACTGATTGTCTTTTGATATTACCGGGTAACCTGTCCTGTCCCAGAGCAGCACACCGTCCTCGTCTGCAGAATCACCAGCCACATAAAACGCCAGCTTTGACTTTGTGCGCACCAAGAAATCATTGAGCCTCTCAGCCCATCGTCGATACTCAGTCCTACCCGCTGCGGGTGGTCTTTCAGATAGACTCATCTTTCTCCACCGGGGGTGACATTGATTCGCATGGTTCCGGCTTTCCAGTCGTTGAGCTCCACGCCAGTAATCCGCATCCTGACCTGCCTACCTTGGAACCTGACTCCTGTTGGATTTAACATGGTAAACGGACCATAGCTAAACTCCTCCGAGGTTGGATAGAATCTGGTTTTAAAAGTCAGCGTAATGTCACCCAGATTGCTTTCATCCGGGATGATCTCGTTTACCTTCATTATCTGTTCGCCATTGCCAATAGATACTGGTCCACTTTCAACAAACGGCAAAGTAGAGTCATGGTCATAATTGATTTCTTGATTGTAAACGTCACCGTTTGGGGCAAACCAGATAGGGTTAGTAAACACGCCAATATCAATTGCAGCAGTACGGGATAGCGTACCTATGTTCCAGTGCTTTTCTTTGTAATCGTAGATCACATAACGGTCATTTTCGTTTGACCCGCCGCTGGGATAGAACCACCAAAGCTCATTAAACTGGCTGTTATCGACACAGGTTACCTTAGACTGCTCCGCCTTGTTTATGTCCTTAAATACATAGTCATGCACATCACAGGGCATCTCGACAACTGCAGAGCCGTTGTAGGCGAAAAACCCGTTGTAGCCCATCCAGAAGGCTCCCTCGTCAATTGCAATAGCGCAACGCCGGGAGATAGCTCCACAGGCTGTACCTACACGCTCAAAACCGTAAACCACTGGAGGGCCGCTATATGCAGCCACATGGGCGTCTGTGGTGGTCAGGATCAGCGTCCTGCCGCGAGTATTGATGCCTAGCTGTATCTCTCCAGAGGTCTGCAGCTCTAGGTCACCAGCCTGATTTAATGCTGTAGGGGTCCAGTCGTTATTATCCTCCCTGTCACACCACTGCACCTTCCGGGGATTGCCTCCTGCAGCTAATGCAAACAAGAAGCGGTCCTCTGTAACAATAATTCCGTTGTTCCCGGTGGGCGCGTTAGACAGCACTGCAGCCTTATTGGAAGGGTTTAGTGTCCACTGGTAGATCTTGCCGTCACTGTTAGCGCAAGCCACTAGGTACTCGCCCCAGTTGTCTACGGACCACGTTGTAGCCTCTGCTCCAATGCTGTTGCTGGGACGTTCCACACCAAATAAGCCAAGGCCAAAGTAGTATCCGCCAAAGCCAATGTTTGGATCAGAGTCAATGGTGCCAATGGTGTAGCCCACTGGCGTGATGTCTGTTGCTACGCCCACACCGGATATGTGCCAGAGCTTGTTGTAAGTGCCTGCCGCAATGTGAGGGTTAGCGCTGTTATCAATCCACGCTGTTGCACCACGCGCAGGAGCGCCCAGAGTAATATCTGTCGGGCTCGCGCTGTTGACAATGTTCTGTCGTTTCTGCCACCCACCAATAGGACGGATAGCGTTATTTTCCCAGCGAATGAAGTTAGCATCACGCCAGCGATTGGCAGACTCTAGGTCAGTGCCGTGACGATAAACGCCTGCCGGGATCTGTAGGCTAATAAGCGGCATTCTTACTTCCTCATGTTCATTAGTTTGCTTGCGCCCTTGATGCCAAAACTGGCACTAATCGCTACAAACAAAAGATACTGATACCATTCTGGCAAATCATTCAGTGCAGCAAACGCTTGCTCAACTCTATGTATTACCGACATATCATTTACCACTATGGCATACCCAATCATGAAGATGGGCACTGCTAATACAATAGTCCAAAACTCGTCCTTCCAGCTATTGCCAGAAGCATCAGCCATCTTGGCCTCCCAGTCAGCATCATTCTGGATGACGTTCATCTTAGCTTCGTGCTTGGCCTTAGATTGCTCTGCCTTGTTCTTTAAAAAGCCGCCAGCAAGGTCTGCAATAGGTCCAATCAATAGATTTAGCATTACAGTATGCCTTTCTCGATTAAAAATAACCCAATGATTAAAGGATAAATGCCCCACAGATCGTGACTGGGAAAC